TTGAAATTGAATATAGTGAAAATGGAAACCCAAAGACGCTTTACCAAGGCCAAGTCACGGTAAGAAAAGACCTTATCACGGCAGGGTCGGTTGTTCCATCCCCACAGGCTTCCTATTACACAAAGTCTGAAGCAGATTCAAAGTTTGTAGAGGATTTAACTACGGGTGTGGCTGGCTCAATCAACGCCACGAACTGGAAGCTGGAAGATTCTACAAGCGCAGACAGCCTAGATTGGCAGAACCGCAAACTTTATGATGGGGCGATTGAAAGGGTTAGCTGGTCTGGTGGTCTTGGCTTCTATGGCACAAGCGCAATCGCCAAACCGACTGGTTCCAATCTAGTCAATAGCGTTAGCAATCTTGGGCTTCTTTCCTATTCAACGCCAACGCAAGCCAATGTAATCAATAACCTTGTTTCGGCTGGCATACTTTCCTCTTCGGCAACTTATGGTGTTCTACCCTCAAGCCCAAGAACACTCACAACCACGGCCTCAATTTATTTTGGAACTGTAAATTCAAACGACACAAATTCTGTAAGCGTGACGGTTACGGGGTGCAGTCTTAATGATATTGTTCTTCTTGGGCTTCCTGCAAGTATGGATAATGGAATCGCTTTTGCTGGTCATGTCACAGTCACAAATGGCATTGAGATTGACTGCATCAACGCAACAAACGGAAACATTACACCAGCCACGGCAACTTATCGAATCACCGTCATAGGCTACTAAAGCCAAACCAGAAATCCTAACATGGGCAAGGTTCTTCACGCCAGCAAAAGTGGCGTTTTCCCGTTTTGTCTGGATTTTGCCCAATCAAATCCTTATGGTCAATATGGCTATATACCAGAACAACTAACTCTTGAACAGGCGGTGTTCTTATATTGGGTTCCTAAAACATGGGAAGTTGCAATAAATGTTTCATCAGACGATCCGCTCTTTCCATTCCAAGGGGGATACTTTTTTAATTTTTCATATAATGTAGACTCGGAAGAAGGTATTGTTTGTAACCCAATATTCGAAAGCAAAAATTCAAATGGGTGGGAAGGGCATTATTTTAAAATTTTTTATGCCGAACTGCTTACCTCTGCATCCATGAAGTTTTCTAACCCGCAAGCAACAACACCATATGATACTTTATATAGTCCATATATTGACGGGATTTTTACAATATACGCAGAGGGTAACGCAGATTTTGTTTATATTGGCGAATCAATCCAATTTGCTGGTGGCCAACCCACTGGATACAGCACGGTAAATATTGGGACTTTTCAAATTACAATTCCCTATGTAATTTTAAGCGAAATACCCGGCACTGGGTCATTTAACTACACATTTACTGGGTTTGATATTGGTATTGCAGAATATTGGTCTTACGGAGGAACTTGGAGTGGCGGGTTGCCTGCATAATTGACATTAGAAAAACAACATGGAAACAATCATCTCCCTTATCACCTCACAGGATTGGCTTGCTTGGCTCGGTGCTATTACGGCCTTGCTTGGAGCGGTTATCGCTATCGCCCAGCTTATCCCTGGAGATGAGCCCGAGAATACGCTTCAAAAGGTTGTGGACTTTCTAGCTAAGTTCTCCAAGAAATGATCGAGGGAGTCCTTGCAATCGCAGGGGCATTGTTGGGGGCTTGGGTATGGTGGCTTAAAAACAGGGCGAAAACACGCTTGCAAAAGTCCGACCAAGAAATAGAAGAGAAGAATGACAAACGCAAGAAGGCTATTGATGGTTGGGTTCGTGGCGTTGAGCGTAACGCTTTCTGGATTGATCGTTAGCGGTTGCGCCACCACAACCCAAGAAATCACCTACTCTTACCCAACCCCATCCGACATCTTGGGACTGATGGAGGATTGGGATAGGGTCGAAAAGGAAACCAAGATTTACAACAACAAGCTACGAGAGCAGTACGCCAAGGCCCTTGTGGAGCTTTCCAACGCCATAGCAGAGGGGGAAAGGTGGAGGGCTAGGGCAGAACACAAATGACGCTTAAGCAGGCACTAGAACGCTCAGAAGGGCATATTAAAAGGTTAGAAAAGAACTTCGCTAAATCAGTCACAAAGTGGTTTCATGATTGCTGGGCAAAGAAGCTTTATGTTTTAATCTATTGCTCCTCGCGAACCCAAGAGGAACAAGAGGAGCTATACAAGAAGGGGCGGTCTTTGCCGGGGCCGAAGGTAACGAATGCCCGTGGGTATCCCCCGCAATCGCTTCACATTGACCAAGGCGAGGGGGCTAGGGCGATTGACTTTGTTCCCCTTGCCCAATCTGGAACGGGCTGGCAGGTGGCTTGGTCAGACGATGAAAGCTATGAGATTGCCCACAAGATTGCCAAGGCCACGGGAGGATTACGGCGCTTAGATTGGGAGACTCCCCACCTTGAGGATTCAACCGTGAAGGGATGGCGGGAACTTATTAGCCCCCAGAAAAATGATGAGGTGAAAAAAGAGAAGAAAAGTATTTTCAAAAAGCGTCCGTGGTCTAGTCGTTAAAACAAATGACAACGGGAAAGGGTGTGGGCGAAAAACCAAAGCAACTTGAGTTTGAATTTACCGAAGCCCATCGCTATCACTTGGAACAAATAAAGCTAGCCACTTGCGATTTGCTGGATCGAAAATACAAGGCTGGGGTTCAGGCCTACAAGGGAACGAAGCTTTGGACAATGCCAGCGGCAAAGATGGTTGAGAACGCCATCGAGGAAACCGTTGACCAAATCACATACCTACTTTCGTTGCGCCAGAATATGAGAATCATAATGGAACTTGCCAATGAGGGCATGAATGATGAGTCAGTTTGCGCCACAACTAGCCGTGAAAATTGCAGGGCTATTTGGTACACAATCACGGGAATGGACAAATGACCAAGTGGAAGAAGTTCCTAGCTGTCTCTTGCTCGCACGGCCACCTTGCCGATGCCAAGGCAACCAAGGCCGCACTAGAATTTAAGAAACGCTGGAAGCCCGATACCACACTTCATCTTGGAGACGCGATTGACCTAGCGGCCTTCCGCTCCGGGGCGATGCGCTCACCCGACTCTGCGGATCGGGCCGCAAGCATCTCCGAGGATTTCCGCGCGGGGATAAACTTTTTACAGTTATTAGAGCCAAATGTATTTTTTATTGGGAACCACGAATTTCGAGCCTATGAGCATCAGTATTCCCCCAACGCAATCCTTGCCCATTGTGCGACCAGTTGCCTAGCCGACATCCATCAGACTTGCAAAGACCTCCGTTGCGAAATCGTGCAGTATGATATTGGCAAAGGCTGGAGGGAGTTTGGAGGGACATTGTTCGGCCACGGGTTCATGTTCAACCAGATGGCGACCCGCGACCATGCCGAGATGCTTCGTAAGTCTTGCGTCTTTGGGCATCTTCATCGCGTGGATCGGGCGGCTGGCCGAAGCCTTGGTGCGCCCGTGGGCTGGTCTATTGGATGCCTTGCCAATGTGGATGCGATGGGATACGCAAGGCGCAACCGCTCAACCCTTGCTTGGCAACACGGTATCGCTTGGGGAGAATACAATGATAAGGATTGCATCGTGAATGTTCTTTCCCCAACGAGCCAAGGCGAATGGAGGTTTCCTCTTTGAAAACCAGCAAGGGTTGGAGCAAGAAAAAGTTCACGGGTGAATGGGCAAAGACCCTTCAATCATTTTTAGAAAAACAACAAGACGAAGTTCCGCCGGGATGGGTAAGATCGGAAGAGGCTTTGAGGCGAATGGGCTTTGCTGGCAACTGCGGAGGCCAGAGAAATAAAGTTCTAAATCAAATGGCTCGCGCTGGAGTTCTGCTCAAAAAAGACTTCCGGGTTTTCGATGGCTCTGGGCGAAGAATTTCAGCAATCACCCACTACAAAATCAGCGGGAAGGCGTAAGTCGTTGATAGTCAAAGAGAAATAACTGAAGAAAAAGCTTTACAAAGGTTTAAGATATCTTAAACTGGTTCCATGATGAATACAGGAACCACAACCGAACAAGTCCCCTGCCTAAATATTGATGGGGAAAAAATTCCTCTCCAACTTGTATCAAATGATGCGCTTTATTCCGCAAGGAATCACGCATGGCGAGAGGTTTTTATGTCAATAAATCCCAAAAATCAGTTTGGGCAAAGCTATCGCACCGAGTGGCGGCCTTACGCAGAAGTTGCGGCCTACAAACAGCGCATGATCGAGCAACGAGGCATTCCAGAAATGGAAGCCGAGCTATTTCGCCGTGGTCTTGATCCAAAAAATAAAGACTATAAGCGGGTTGCCGCTGGTTTCGCAACTTTTTAACCAACCAAGAAAGGAAATCCTAGCGTGAAACAAGCATTCAAAATCTACATAGCCGTGATGGTCGGAATCCTCGTTGGCCTTTCCCTTGGGGATTGGCTAGAAATCTGGTTAAGCAAATGAGCGAACAATACCAACTCCTAGTCGATCAGTTTATGCGTGAAGGCATGACGGAAGAAGATGCTTTGGCCTGCGCCGACCGAGAGTTTAATGTGGTGGCAACAAAGCCCTCGGTTTATATCGGCACTTACGCTTGGCACTTCGCTAGGGCAGAGGCAGAAAAAACTTTACATCCCTAGACTGCCAAACTAAAAATCTTAAAGTGAAATCCTATTACCCCGCAAGACCAGTCGGAGCCGCTGATGCCCCTTGGTCGGAGACTTATAACGAGTGGGCAATCGAACCGAAGGCAAATGGATGGAGGGGTTGGTTCGATCAGAAAGAAGGCTTGGCCTATAACCGCCACGGCAAGATCGCATCCAACGCCCCGCTGATGTTCAAGCGGTTGGCAACTGCCGGGATCAAATCTCGCTTTATTGATTGCGAAATTATGGGGATGCGGGAGAAGCGGGGAATTGGAACCATTATTGTTATTGATGCCTTCGACCCCGACAATCCCAAACCCTACGCCCAGCGGGTCAAGGAGTTTGAGGAGATCGAGCCAGCAACCTTTGAGCTAAAACAAAACACCTTGCTACGGATGCCCCGGCTTAACCACAAAAAGCTAAAGGCCATTTGGGAGGAGATGAACTTTCATAATCGTGGGGGGCTTGTTTGGGAGGGCTTCGTAATGAAGAAGGATGACCGCTATCCTTTCGTAACTGACCCCAGCCATTGCTCCTTGCCTTGGCATAAGTGGAGAATCCTATGATTGAATTTCTCCTTATCTTTTTAATCTGCTCAATATGGTTTGGGGGCAAGGAGCTTCTTAAATATTTCGAGCAAAAGGATTATGAGAGGCGCAAGTTTTATCTGCTTGTTGCAGAGGAGTTGGATCGGCTGGAAAAGATGGCTGATGATCAAAAGGAATTAAGCAAGCCTAACAGGATGACCCAATGGCAAATGCGAAACTAAATAAGTTTGAGTTTCTTTGGCGGGTTCTGGGTGGGCCAGAACTTCAAAAGGAATACCGCTTCGAGCCGACAAGAAGATGGCGGGTGGATTATTTTGCCAATGGTGTTGCCGTTGAAATCGAGGGCGCAATCTGGGTTCAGGGAAGGCATACAAGGCCAAGCGGGTTTATGAAGGACATTGAGAAATATAATCGCCTAGCCGAAAAGGGCATCTTGCTTTTCCGAGTTCCCGCCCATCAGATTACCGCCAAGTGGATAGAGCCAATTATCCAAACCATGAAAGGAAAACAATGAGCCAATACGATGCGGCATGGAACGAGCTAAATTCTAACTCTTGGAGGCGGCAAGACCTAGAGGATCAGATGATGGCGAATAAGGCTGATGACTATTGGGTGAGGAAGCACTTTGGGTCGCAGATTAAAATAACTGGAAGGCTTATCTTTGCCCGTAATGCACAGGAGTTTCTTGCAGAAATAGAAAGGCAAAACCAAAAAATAAAGGAGCAGAACACACAATGAGCGAAACACAAATCATTCAGCACGGCAACGGAACCAACGGCGTTGCCGCCCATATCCGACAGGCAACTGATGTTGCCGGGGCTTGCAGGGAAATCGTCAAGGCCACCGCCCAGCGAATCGGCCAGAAAGATTATGTTCGGGTTGAGGGCTGGCAATCAATCGCAGTAGCCCACGGATGCGTGGCCTCTGCCCGTGATGTCGAGCGGGTCGAGGATGGCTGGCGTTGTATTGGTGAAGTGCGGCGCATGGACACAGGCCAGGTTATTGCAACTGCCGAGGGGTTCCTTGGCGATGATGAGGAGATGTGGGCAAAGCGGCCTACCTACGCCAAGCGAGCGATGTGCCAGACCAGAGCAATCAGTCGGGCTTGCCGTTCAGCCTTTGCCCATGTGGTTGTCCTAATTGATCGCAACCTCTCAACCACCCCAGCCGAGGAAGTTCCTTTCGGGGGCTTTGATGATAAGCAACTCAACGCCGACAAATACGAAGAGCCTACGGCGGCAGAGGTCAAGGAGATTACCGCGCAGTTGGTAGAAGAAAAGAAAACCAAGGACTCCGAGGTAAAGGACATGGTTGTTGGCTTCGGCAAATACAAAGGCCAGACCGTTCGCCAGATCGCCAGATCATCCGAGGGGTTTTCTTGGCTGATGTGGCTAAACGAACAACCCCTAAAGAACGCCCCGGATGGGCAACCCTATAAAAAGGATTTGCAATTAAGGGCAGTCATCAAGGCCGTCATTGAGGAGGATAAAAAAGATGAAATCCCCTTCTGAGGCATCCAGCATATCAATGTCCTACATGAACCAAACCGCAACCTTGCTAAAGGAATACGGCGCACAAGTGGCCGCTCTTGAAAGGGAGCGGTGCGCCCTGCTCTTGGAGCAACTGCGAGACGGAACTGAGGATCAAGTGCAGAAAGACCTATACAACGATGCCGTAACGGCCATAAGGAGAAGCCCTTATGTCCGCCTATGATGTTCAAATCCCAAAAACAAAATTCGGGCTTATTGAATGGAGGGATTCAAATGATAGACCAGAGGAAAACGATCAATGCCTTGTTGTCGTTGGAGCGGCTGTTTTGGCGGCTCGCTACCATTACGGAGAGTTTTATTTGTCTAATTGGACAAGAGCTAACACGGTTCGGTGGTGGTCGCCGTGGCCCAAAGCTCCTATCGCATAGGGAGATTTATGCCAGAAATATTTTCAAATATTGGAAAGCAAATGGTCGGGCTGGGGCTGATCGTGGGCTTTATATTTGCAGGATTGGTCGGCATAATTCTGTCCGTAGCCTTCGGGTGGGACAAGACTAGGAGATTTTTCTATGAGCGTAAAAAGACTTACTTACCTTAAACAACTTCTTAAATACACAACGGCACGGCTCAAAGAAATGCAGAAGGAATGGAGCCACGCCCAGCATAAATCTTATAAGGATGTTTTGCACCATGCCGACCTGGCGGAAGTCATGGCAAAGGAACTTCTTGAGCGAGCAAAGAAATACCAAAAGCGTGATTTGGAGAACGGTAAAAAGTGAAGCGAGATTCTTTCTGGTTTCCCTTCGAGACTAACCGCTGGCTCTCAAACGAGAAGCTGGGGATGGTCAGCCTTGAGGCTAGGGGGCTTTGGATTCACCTCCTTTGCCTTATGTATAAGGCCAACGCCGGAGGCAAACTATTGATCGGTGGAAACATACCAACAACAGAGCAGTTGAACAGAAGCGTTGGGGATGATTGCGGAGTTGCCTTAAAAGAGCTTCAAGTTGCAAGGGTTTATGAATTAAAAGATGGTGCAATTTACCATGAAGGAGTAGCCCAGCAGTTGCAAAAGATGAATGATAGATTGGACGGATATAGGCGCAGGGATGAATCAAAGATGAACCATAGATCGTCAATAGATCGCCCATCTATCGTCAATGGATTGGGGTATAATAACAATAACAATAACAATAAGAACATTAAGAAAGAAAGGGCGCAACAAGTGCGCCCCGCGCTCGCGGATTGGTTGGCCTACGCT